GTTTCTTTTTCCATTTTTACTTTTAAAGATTCTAACAATGTTTCCATTGCTGTATCTGCATAATGAGAATAAGTATTGGGAATTTGATTATCAGTCCATACTCCCCAGTATTCTGTAAAAGGTGAGATATATTTTTGATCAAATAAAAATCGAGCTACTTGTCTTTTCTTTAAAAAATAAGAATAGACAAATGAAGCTAGTTCTTTTGATATTGCTCCTCTTAATACTTTGTATTTATTTTTTTTGAATGACATTTTTTCCTTTAATTAATTTATTATTTATTAATGTTTCAACAAAATCTGCATTATGTTTTTTAGGATGCTTACCTAGCGTTGCATGAATATATGCAGCTCGAACTGGGTCTATATCTTTTAGTTTAATAATATTAATTACTTTATTTTTTTTGAACATTTAATACTCCTTTCGGGATTGCTTGACAGTTCCAATGTATAAATCTAAAGGGTTCATAGCCCATATCAACCGCATACATATGAGGCATATACGATGGAAAGAATATCATTCTTCCAGGTTTTACGTCATAATTAACTTGAGAACTCGCATAAGTTATTTTAGACATGTCTTTTTGAGGTAAGAGATTCATAACGTTCCCTGCTCTAGGGTCTTCAAATATAGGTCTTGATGTTCTTTCACTAGCTTTTAAAAAATAGAATCCGGACATATGACCATTCCAGTGGGTGTGTAAACTATGTTGACCTGCGCCTCTTTTAGCAAATTCTTGTACCCACATTTCTGTAGTAAACAATTGATAATTAGTCATATCAAAACCCATTTCTCCTAATAGATTATGGGCCGTGGCACCTATATAATTTTGTAAGGTTAAAAAATTAGGATCTCCAACTAATGGTGTTGAATGAAATACATGTCCCATATCTCCTTTATCACCAAACTTTTTATTTCTCTTATCTATATCTTTTTTTAAATTTTTCTTTGCTGCTTCAATATAAGAGTCGGACGCCTTATTTAAATCATCAACAAATTGAGGAGCATCTACAAACCATACAGGACATTGAAAATAGTCCTCCCTATTTAATTGTGTTGGAAATGTTTTATCTAATTCTTTTTGATTTTTTTTCTTTTTCATTTAAATGGCCATCCTAAACTCCACATGACTAAACTATGTCTGGTTCCTTTTTTAACTGGACATACTCTATGCCACACGAATCCAGGAAATACAACCAGCGATCCTTTAGGTAATATTTCTTTACATTTTCTAATATTTCTTTTTTTATCGGGGTCTAAATTTCTAAAATCAAACTCTAGTTCTCCGCCTTTGTAATCTTTAGGATCCGATAAAGTTAATGTTACAGATAGTTTTCTAACTTTTCCGTTTGATGGATTCCCTTGTTGTCTTTGATAAGGTTTATCCCAACCATCACAATGCCAGTCATAATATTGTCCTTTGTTATATTGTGTGAATTGACATTGTTCAGAAAAATCCCATTGAAAATTCCAACCGGCACTAGCATTAGCTTGATGAACGTAAGGTTGAACTTCTTTATAGATCCAACGCTCATCTAACCAAACAATATCTGAATCTCTTTTCTTTTTTAAATTTTTAAGTTGTTGTGGATTTAATGTTTTTCCCTCACCATACCCACCAGTAACGGCCATTTGATCTTGAATAGATTTTGAATATTTAACAATCTCATCACAGATTCTAGAAGGAACTGCTGATTTAAAATACCAATAATAATTTGTTAGATTCATATGTCTTTATAAAGACATTATAAAATAGTTCTATGAAATTGTCAATGTTCCTGAAACTGTGAACGTAGCAACTTTACAACTACCTGCTGGCGCCGGCAACGTTACTATAGTATTAGTTCCTGGTGCTATCGATGCACCTGTTGTTCCTGGGAATCTTGTAATAACTATACCTGGTCCACCTGCACCAGGAGTTCCTAACATGGTTCCTCCGCCACCACTCCCTGTGTTAGTAGTTCCCGAAGTTCCAGTTCCGCTATATGAAGCAGCTCCACCACCACCCGAACCACCAGCGCCTGTAGGACCAGGTCCTAATTCAGTAATACCTCCGCCACCACCGCCTCTTGTAACACTTGCATTTGTAATACTACTTGCTAAACCAGCCCCACCATTTCCACCTACACCTTGAAGACCAGTAACACCTACAGCACCAGCTCCACCACCGCCACCACCAGAAGATGAAGCACCACTATAGCCTGAACCACCAGCATATCCTTGATTAGCTGTTCCTGCTCCTCCAGCACATCCACTAGCAGAACCACCACCAGAACCTCCAGAATTACCTTCGTTACAACCAGTACCATCAGAGTTCCCTCCTCCACCACCGACAGAAGTTACAGTTGTTATACCTGTTCCTGAAATTGAACTATCAACACCGTCACCACCATTCGTACCAGGAGTACATGTACTAGAACCTCCACCACCAACAGTTACTGTATAAGTTATTCCTGCATCAATGTTTAATGCAGCTTCAGAAGTTGCACCTCCACCAGAAGCTTCTGAACAAAAAGAATTCCTATAACCTCCAGCACCACCCCCACCTGAATTTGATCTTCCACCACCTGCACCTCCGGCAATCACTAAATAAGAGGCGTTAATTAAAAACTTCGGCCATGTTCCTGCCAGCTGTGCTTGATATTGAGAGTCCATTGACCACACACCACTTGCTTTATCTAATTCTTTTACGACTACAATTCCTGAACCACCTGCGCCACCTTGGTGACCAGTACTTGCGGGTGATAAATTACCAGATCCTCCACCACCTCCGCCCCCGGTATTTACTGTTCCAGCTGCTCCTGGATTCGCTGGATATGTTCCACCAGTTCCTCCACCACCTGAACCACCACATCCTCCAGTACTTCCTGTAGCATCATTATTAAGATTTCCACCTCCGCCACCACCACCAGCTAGAGTTGAACAAGATATAGGAGAGGCTGAACTTCCTGCTCCTCCACATCCACCTTTACCTATTCCACCTGGAGTAGCTCCAACAGCGCTAGCGCCGCCTCCACCACCAGTTCCACTAGGTACACTTCCCCCACCAGTATTTCCTTGACATGCTGTTCCACATCCACCTACATTATTTTGTCCACCGCCTCCTGATCCACCTGGAATTCCATTCGCAGTAGGAGAGCATCTACCTTCACCTGCACCCCCACCAACTGCAGTGGCTGTAGTTTGTCCTACCAAAGTAGAGTCAGTGCCGCTTGCAGCATTATTTGGTCCATCGGGAGTTGCTGCTGCTCCTGCTCCAACGGTTACTGCAAAAGGCCCAGTAACATTAACTTCCGTACATAAATAACCACCAGCTCCACCACCGCCACCACCTTGGTTTGAAGCACCAGCTCCTGAACCACCTGCTCCACCCCCAGCTATAACTAAAGTTTGTACGACTCTAGTTCCTGGTTGTGTCGTGATTGTAGTTGATCCTGTGCAAGTTGTAGATGTAATTGTATCTTTACCGAAAGAAGTTTTATTACTTGCTCCGATTATACCGCCATTTATTGAACCTGCTGGCTGTGCCATTTGAGTCTCCTTATGCGGATACCCAAGCTAGTGCTGATGCATCCCAATTGAAATTATTGACTGGATCTGAATTATCAGTCGCAGTCCATTTTTGACCTGCTTCATCCCAAGAAATATGCTTATCTGTCGTATCAGTTGGAAAAGTAACTGGTGCTTGCCAATCATCATTTCCATCTAATGCCCAAGAATCATAAGGTTGGGGTGAAATAAATTTGTCTTTTGCGGAATCAAAAGTATAACCTTTGCCGCAATATTGTTTTCTAAAATTGTTATTATAAGAAGTTTGTTTCCAAGTTCCACCTTTGAAAAAATTAACACACCATGTTTCACCATCAACATGCATGTCATTAGTTCCTAAAGGTCCAGCTGCTGTTGTAACATCGTTACCAACAACAACTACTCTTTGTACTATATTATTACCATCTAGTTCTGCGAAATGGGCCATATTTTTACTCCTTAGAAGTTATTTATATTATAAATTGTTTATAGTGTCAATGTCCCTGATACAGTAAATGTTGCTACCGTACAAGATCCTACTACTGCTGTTGTATTAGTTCCTGGGGCTACTGCATAAGAACCTGGTTTACAAGCTGTTGCCATTCTTAAGAAAACAACTCCTTTACCACCTGCACCGGCATCAGCTCCGCCATTAGCTCCAGCACCACCTCCACCACCTAAATTAACTGTTCCAGCAACTGCATTGATAGTATTTTGACAATTACCGCCAGCTCCACCACCACCTGAACCACCAGATCCAACAGAAGCTGTACCAGCTCCACCAGTTCCACCGCCTCCACCACCAGCGAATGTAGTTCCTCCAGGAAAAGCTGGGGCTATTAAATTTGCTAAACCATTACCACCTGCTCCACCTGTTGAATTTCCAACTCCAGCTGTTCCGACAACACTTGCTCCGCCGCCGCCGCCGCCAGCTTCTTGAAAACTTCCACCTCCATCAGCTCCAATACCACCAGCATAACCTTGAACAGGTGCGATAGGTGAACTTAAAGCAGGAGTATTACCTGCTCCAGCAGTTTTTGGGGCATTACTACTCCCCCCACCAGATCCACCAGCACAAGCATTAGCATCTCCACCACCAGCTCCACCACCGGTTGAAGTTATATATCCTACGAAAGATTCATTACCAGGAGTACCATTTTGATTAGGGGCAGGATGGGCAGCAGCAGCCGCTCCACCAGCTCCAATTGTAATATAATTCGCTCCTGTCTCTAAAAATACTTTTGTTCCACCTGGAAAAGATGTTCTATATCCGCCAGCTCCACCACCGCCACCAGCACATCTCGTACCACCACCGCCACCACCAGCGACTACTAAATAATCTAAACCAGTACCCGGTACGGAACCAACCTTTAAATTTGCTGATGCTTTGAATTTTGCTACAAATGATGACGTTCCACCATCAGGAGATTGAACAGGTGCACACGCACTGTCTGTTGATAAATAAGTTGTTGATTTTATAACTACGATTCCTGATCCGCCTGTTCCACCGGCTATTGTTTTAGGGATTTCTCCTGTTCCACCACCACCTCCACCAGTATTAACGTCTGCTGTCATACTAGCTTGAAGAGCGGCCGGACACCCAGGATTTCCACCATTTCCACCACCACCGGAACCACCGGCACCAGATTCTCCTGAAGCTGCATAACCACCCCCACCACCACCACCAGCATAAGTTACTGCTATTCCTGTAATTGAAGTTGCTCTGCCTGCTCCACCACATCCACCAATATTATCCGGTCCAGGTACATTACCACCAACAGCACCGGCACCACCTCCACCACCAGAGCCATAAGGAGCTCCTGCACCTGTGGGATTAATTCCACCTGGATAACCTTGTGGTCCTCCTAAAGCTGTAGGTGCAGCAGGAGTATTACCTGCTCCGGCAACACCACAATCAGAAGGGGGACCATAACCTGGTCCTCCACCACCTGAACCTCCTGGAAGACCTGAACTGCAAACACCAGGGCCTGCTCCACCGCCACCACCTCCAGTTGCTGTTATTGTTGAAAAACTTGAATCGTCACCACTTGTTCCTCTTCCATCTACTCCCGTATAAGGAGCCGGTATACCTGCTCCACCACCACCAACTACTATGGCAGAAGTTCCGTATTTTGTACTTACAGCTGCAGCAGCCGGATTGCAGTGAGAAGAAACCATACCACCACCTCCTCCACCAGCACCTCCTGGTCCACCTCCGCCACCACCACCAGCGATTAATAAATAATCTTGAGATGCGAAATTATAAACCCAGTTTGAATTTTTTACGAAATTGTATACGGTGTTTATTTGCCAAACACCTGGTGCAGTTCCACAAGCTGCACAGCCATTAGTAACAGTGTTAACAGGTCCAATTATTCCGCCATTTCCAGCCATAATTCAAACCTCCTATGCGTCGTCTAATACTTCATATGTAATAAATAGTTCTAAATCAGATGTAGCACTCGCTCCACCTTTAAGAATATCATTTTCTCTTAAATAAATAGGTGTGTCTGATACAACTAAAGAAGCGTCAGCTGGAACTGATATTGTTTTTGCTAAATAAACATCTGTTGCGCCCGATGCAATTGTACCTCCAAGGGAGGTTTGTATTGCAGTTGTTATATATAAATTTAAATCTGCTGCATTTGTTCCATCAACATTAGCACATACAATTCTATTAATTTTAATTAATTTTTCTGCAGAAACAGTAAATAAAGTTGTAGTTAAACCTGTAGTTAATGCCCATCCACAACATTCACCATAGATACTTGAAACTGATACTATATTTGGGTTTGCCATAATTTAATTCCTTTTGTTTTTTATCCGAAAATCATTGCCATTGCAATAGCTTTCCCTGTTGATATTCCTGCTGCTGACCAGGATAAAGTCCCAGAAGCATTAGATGTTAAGGCATAGCCAGAAGTCGTTGCATCTGCTGCGGGTAAAACCCATGTTACAGCTCCTGATACAGTAGTAGGTGCCTTAAATCCAACAGCTGCTGAATTATCAGCATCATTAAACGTAAGAGCATTATTATTGGATAAAACAATGTCTGAAGAAGTAGCCATAACATCTACAATATCTGGATTAGTTGCATCATTAGCTGTTGCATAAAGAATTTTAGTTCCTTTATCAGTAGTTGACCAAGTAACACTACTACCTGAACCTGATACATATTTAAATTCAACTGTATATGCATTAGTAGTAGAATTTTTAATTATATAAAAAGTTTGAACATCTAAGGGAATAGTTACAGTTACGTTTCCAGCAAGAGATGCTGTCAGATTTAGAATTCTGTGTGCAACTTGGTTAGCATCAGTTGCTGCTCCATCAGAAACAGCTAAAGTTGTAGCTCCTGTTGTACTTAAAGCTTGTGAAAGATAACCACCAGCAATTTGCTCGATGATTTGTAAATTAGTATTTGTTTTTGTTCCCCATGTACCGGCTTGTTCACCAGTAACCATTAATTGAGTACCTAGTCCTGTGTATGTTGATGGCATAATTTTTTCCTCCTAAGCTACATCACTATAGCTTGTATTTGATCCAGTTGCAACCTCCGAATATGTTATATTCGAACCTGTTGAAACATTACTATAGGTTATATTTGATCCAGTGTCAACATCTCCATAATAAATTGTAAAAGGAGGAGTTAAACTAATTGTAGCAGAAAGGCCAGTTAATCCCATTACTTGCTCTGTAGGTGTAATAGCTCCAATTGACGTTGTTGCTGAAATTCCAGTAAGTCCCATTGTTTGAGCTGGCGGCGTAATAGCTCCAACCGCTGTCGTTGCTGAAAGTCCTGCAGGCTGAACCAAAGGGTTTGATGAAATAGTTACACTTCCCTCCGCCGCAGTAGCAGAAAGACCCGTTAAAGTAATGGTATGATAGGACCTTGCAGTTGGTGTTCCAATTGCCGATGTCGCTGCAATTCCTGTTAAAGGAACTCCAAGATTTATATTTATTGATCCAACACTAGAAGTAGCAGAAATACCCGTTAAAATAGTTGTATTGTCAGATTTTGCAGTGGGTGTTCCAATAGTTGATGTCGCTGAGATGCCTGTAAGCCCCATAACATCTGCCGGTGTAATAGCTCCTACACTTGTAGTTAGTGATACACCACTTGGTCTAACGACTGCTTCATCAACAGATCCCCAGCCATTATATCCCCATTCTAATGTACCCCAACCAGGTTTAACATAAGCGTCAACGGTTCCTAAAGAAGATGTTGCAGATAAACCTGTGATAGAAACTGTAATTGCTGATTCGCCCCAATTTTCATATCCCCAGTAATCACTACCCCATCCTTGAGTATTGTAAGCTTCAACGCTTCCAACAGACGAAGTTGCTGATAGGCCAGTTAAAGAAACTGTAACGATATTAGATTGCCAAGAGTTGTGTCCCCAGGCTACTAAAGGATCATCACCACCCCAAACAGAGATTGATGCCATAAGGAGTTCCTCCTTATGCTAGTTGTATGATAGCTGTTGATGCGGCTGCTGCTGGAAACTCAACAGTAAATGTGCCAGAAGTTACAGTTTTATCACCACCGAAATTAATAGCAAGAATTGTTCGATTAGTTGTAAATCCTGTAATAGCAGTAGTATTATAAAGTAATAATCCTCGTGCAGTGAAAGTAGCTGATGTCCAGTTGGTGTCTGAAAAATCACAAACTGCTGTATCAGTAGCTAAAGCGACATCAATATTTGTTAAAGTATTTCCTCCACCCGTATATCCTGAACTTGTTGTTGTAACTTCATAAGT